ATCTACACACCAGTAAGCGTATAGATATGCCCCGAATTAGAAGTGAGTACAAGATTTAGTCCATCAGAATAATACGCTATCCATTATGCTATTATTCCTAATGAAAATAGCCCCCCTTCAATTATTTTCCAGGTAGTTAATTCACCAACAACTGTTGGAGTGGATCTATTTGTTTTATCACCAAGACCAAGTTGACCATTACTATTAGACCCCCATGTATATAGTTTCCCCCCAGCAATCCCTAATGAAGTATAACGCGCCCCCGATATCTTCGTCCAAGTAGTTGATGCGCCAACAGCTACTGGGACGGATCTATGTACTGCATCACCAAGCCCAAGTTGACCAATATTATTCATTCCCCATGTATATAGTTTTCCATTAATAAGACCGAGTGAATTCCTCCTACCTGACGATATCTCTGTCCAAGTATTTGATGCACCAACAACTGTTGGAGTGGATCTCTTTATTGTATCACCAAGACCAAGTTGACCATAATAATTCAATCCCCATGCATATAGTTTCCCCCCAGTAATCCCTAATGAATGATATGCTCCTTGCGACATCTTCGTCCAAGTAGTTAATCCACCAACAACTGTTGGAGTGGATCTACTTGTTTGATCACCAAGACCAAGTTGACCATAATTATTCCTTCCCCATGCATATAGTTTCCCCCCAGTAATCCCTAATGAATGATATGTTCCTGGCGATATCTTCGTCCAAGTTAATCCACCAACAACTGTTGGAGTGGATCTATTTGCTTTATCACCAAGACCAAGTTGACCATAATTATTTACTCCCCACGCATATAGTTTCCCCCCAGCAATCCCTAATGAATGATCTCTACCAACCTTTATTTCTGTCCAGGTAGTTAATCCACCAACAACTGTTGGAGTGGATCTAGCTGTAATATCACCAACCCCAAGTTGACCAAAATTATTCAATCCCCATGCATATAGTTTCCCCCCAGAAATCCCTAATGAATGATTAATTCCCCCCGATATCTTCGTCCAAGTTAATCCACCAACAACTGTTGGAGTGGATCTACTTACTGTATCACCAGTCCCTAGTTGGCCATAATTATTCCCTCCCCACACAAACAGCCCGGTGCCACCACCACCACCGGATATACTCCTAGATAGGAATAATGATTGTTGTAATGAACTCATTTAAGTAACTCCTGCGCCAGAAATAACCCAAGTGGTACTCGATACCTTTAATGCCGTAGCTACCGCATTCGCCGCTAAGGTTCTTGTCCCAGTGCTGGCCGATCCGGCTAGAATCATTGTATCCGTGGTAATCGCTACCGAAGAGGCTACCCCATTCGAGAAGAAAGTAATGGCTGTGCCAATCGGATAGGCAATGCTACTATTCGCTGGAATCGTTATCACCGTTCCAGTACCCGTGATGGAAATATGCTTACCACTATCGGTTAATACACAAGTGTAGGCAGAGGATTGTGCATTCTGAGGAATTTCCAGATAACCAATATTTACCGTACCTGCTGGGAACTTCGCATTCGTCGTCGCCGTAGAGGTAAGGGTCAACCCATACCCACCTACCGTAGTAATCGACGAACTACTGGCCAGGGTTAGACCAGTAACCGCTCCTGCGGTAAGTCCTGAAGCAGTCCCTGTACAACTCGTCAATACTCCCGACGTAGGAGTACCAAGGGCAGGAGTCACCAGTGTAGGTGACGTGTTCATTACAAATACACTACCTGTCCCTGTTTGATTTGCTACCGAAGTAGCTGCCCCTACGGAGGTAATTGGCCCAGTTAGATTTACTGCGGAGGACGCTATGGGATGAGCGTGATCCTCACGGGCATACTTCAATGAAGTCCCCGTAACACCTGTTCCACTCCATGTCACTGGAATAGCTGCACTGGCTTGTGCTACCACAAAAGCTGTAGTAGCTAACTGTGTAGTATTTGTATTGACAGCCGCAGTAGGTGCCGCTGGGACAGAAGTAAAGGTAGGCGAAGCCAATGGTGCTGCATCAGTAATCCCATATCCACTCACGGTAGTTGGTTTACTTGTTACTTCTGCAAAAGTAGGTAAGTATTTAGGATGAACGTGATCCTGTCGAGAATAAAGCGTCGAAGTTCCTACCGCTCCAGTACCATTTATAATAGGCGTTGCCGTTCCTGCTTTCGAAGATACTTGTGAAACTACATACGCATTCGTAGCCAAATAAGTATTCGAAGTATCTGCCGCAACCGTAGATCCAATACAATTTGATACATTTCCTGACGTTGGCGTGCCTAGTGCCTTATTCATCGACACATAAACCGCATCCGATCCGGACAAAGCTACATACGCCAAAGTAGGAACATTCCATCGATACTGATATCCGGTATCGATAGCAATATATAAAGCCCCAGATGTTCCAGTGCTTGGGAAACTAGCCAGATTCGCAAACTCCAATACATCATCAATATTAGTGGGCAACTGTGAAGTAGGAACCTTTCCAGAAACAAGATCGGCTTTTGTCCCTAGTCCCGTAGTAACAAAAGCATTCGTAGCAAGATGAGTATTACTGGTCCCTTGCGCCGACGTGCTGCCTACACAACCACCAAGATCTCCCGCAGAAGGAGTACCTAATGCCGGGGTAATCAAGGTAGGTGAGTTTGCCCGAACAGGGCTTCCCGTTCCCGTGCAAGCCGTCCATACCGGAACCTCAGTAGCACCTCCTCCTACTAATATCTCTGTAGTTGCCCCCACAGATAGAGAAGTTTGCGTAGTGCTATTTGCGCCTCCTGACAACAAAGCATAGGGAGTAACGCTACTTCTTCCTGTCCCACCATCCGCGACAAGGATATCCGTAATTCCAGAAATACTCCCTCCAGTAATACTTACCGATCCAGCACCTTGCGTAGAGAGGGTACCTAAACCAGAGATATCTGAAGTAGAGTAAGCAAGCAGAGTCTTTATATTCGCTACCGTAAGATCAGTAGGCGTAGAGGAAGATGCAGTAGCATTCCCTTTCAAAGTGTAGGCGGCCATATTGGCCAGCTTGGTATTCGTTACCCCTGCATCATTTAGAGATACCGTACCACTTGATACCGTAATTGGTGCCGATCCTGCTATCCCACCACTAGAAAATAATGATTTCACAAAAGCAGTCGTCGCTACCTGTGTAGTATTCGTATCGCTGGCAGCGGTAGGAGCCACGGGGGTTCCTGTAAGCGTTACATTACTAATAGACGGACCTACATCAGTAACTATATTTGTTCCCGTTCCTGTCTTAGCCCCTAATGAAGTAACGGTCCCTACTGAAGTGATTGCCCCAGTTAGATTAGGAGTAGAGATAGCCGCAATCTTATTAGCAACAAATTGTGTAGTGGCCAATGAGGTAGAAGAATTACCCGTTGCTAACGTGGTTGAAGTACAATTATTTAGAATTCCCGCAGTAGGTGTACCAATATCCATATTAACACCAAAGGTAATTCCTGATAATGCTCCTCCTGTAAGAGTTACTGCATTACTAGATTGTGTAGCAATATTTCCTAGTCCTAGATTCGTCCTTGCAGAGGTACTATTATTGGCTCCCGTACCTCCCTGTGCGACCGTAACAGGCGTTCCACTCAACAACGGTTGATAGTTAGATAGCCCAATAAGACTCTGTACATCAGTAATTGAAAGGTCCGTTACTTGTGCCGTAGAAGAAGTAATATTCCCCTTCATTGTGTATGCTGGAGCGTTACTTAACGAACTATTTGCAATCGTATTGAGCGTTGCTATCGATCCCAGTCCCAACATCGTCTTTACTGTAGTTACAGAAAGGTCATTTGCTGGGGCATAACTTCCCGTAGAATTTCCTTTTAAGGTAGTTCCTGCCATAGAACTGAGTAGGCTATTATCTACAGAACCAGTAGTGAGAGCAGTTTGGTAGCCTGAATGACTATGATTTCCTGCCGCGAGGGTTCCCGCAGAAGTACCTACCGATACAGAAATGTTTCCTCCAGAAAACACTACCGGAGAAGTGGCAATAATTTGTGGTTGGAATACACCAAAGGAAATAGGAGTGGAATCTACTGTAGGATTAGCCGTATTTAGAATATATTGCCAATTCTGCTTTACACTTCCTGTTCCTGCAATGAGATATACCAACTTATCCGCTTGTACACTATTGGTATCAAAATCACTGGGTCGCGTTAAGGAAGAAGTAGGCCCATGATATATCCATGGCCCATTCGTAATAGAGGGCGTAGTAACATTGACTAAAAGGCTATCACCTACTTGTACAGAATAAGTTCCATCCGTAAGAGATCCCGGAGTAGTAACATTCATACTAGAGAAGTAACCATCTACTTCTCGATAAATATGAGGACCAGTGGCAGCGAATACCTGGAATTGACTATATTCTATAGGTTGTCCTTCCCCAGTAGCCGCTGACAATCCTGTGATGGTTCCTCCATTGACGGTTAGTGTCCCTGATAATGAATTACTTCCTAGGTCAACTCCATTAATTGATCCCCCACTAATCAAAACCGTTCCAGGATTCTGTACACTCATTCCACCTAGACCTAAACTACTTCTTGCCCCAATAGCCGTACTGGCTCCCGTACCACCATCGGCAATAGCAAGGTCAGTAATCCCACTGATAGTTCCCCCAGTAATCGATACCGCATTACTATCTTGTACTCCCAAGGTTCCTACCATACCACTGGTTCCACCTGATCCCCCTACTCCTGCCAAAAGGTCATTCATCTCTTTCGCAAGTAGAGAAATATATACAATCCATGTTCCCCCATTAGGGGTAACCTTTACCCCCGAAGAACTCGCACGGAAAGAAACATATTCAATGGCATTGGTTGCCGGGTCATAGTGTCCTGTAAAAGTCATCCATCGTTTTGCACCCGTGGTTTCTCTAAGCACCAATGATAAGTCTCTTGCACGGTCTATTGCACCATATCCAGAGAGAAAGGTTCGATTTCCTTCTGTCTTACCAAGAAGATCTAAAGGCCAGGAAATACTACGAGTGGTTTCTGATACACAATCTCTATATAGATTCAAAGTAGTCATAGATTTATCCAGTGATAGGCGTAGAATCTGGTTAGTGGGTATTATTCTAACAACTTTCGTTTGTATAAATGATTAGTGCCTTCAAATTGTGTGGAAGAAGAAACGATCAAGTCAATAGTATAATTTGTTATTCCCGGAGAGTTACTATAATAGTAGAAACTTGAGGTATATGGGAACACATAGGACCTTGTCAGTCTATTACTTCCATCCCCATCCTGATATCCACTTTCATTAATTAACATATTGCCAACTTTGTATTGGAAAGGAATATAATCTCTATAGATAGGAATAGATGACTGAGGACCAGTCCCTAAGTTTTCTTGTGTAAGATATCCACTAGAATTAATACTAAACCCGGTAACAATATATTCATAATTATCTTCTATAGCAAAACCTATAGGATAACATTTTATCCAGTTTTGTGTGCCAATAATTGATTTAATATTTTCTACTAACGTGTTGTAGTTTTGATCTCGCATATCCTTTCCTGTAACCTCCATAATGGCTTGAGCAAGGGCAGAGGTAATCATTGAGGATTGACGCCATACCTTATTACATAAGGCAGAAGGTGCTTCACTTCTCGTTGTGAATCCATTCTCTCGTAATGGATTTGCAGCATAATCTACTTGAGTGGAAATATTAGATGCATTTATTCCAAAAGGTAGAAAATCATTGGTTGCCATAAGTTATCCTATATCCACAATAGGTTCAGCATCAAAAGTAAGTTGTGTAATTCCTACTGGTTTCATAGTAACTAAACCAGAGGAAAGTAATTCTAGCAGTGCTTTAGAGATTCTTGCTGGGTACATTAACTTCAATGACATAGTATTATCTACATAATCATAAATATGAAGTGAATAACCATCTGGTCCTAATAATCGTTCAAAAGAATCATATAGTCCTTGACTCGTACCATCCCAATGGTTCATTAGAATCCCTAATTTTATCACTATCCGATAGTCATGATCCTCTAAACTACTACCACTGATAGCAGTAGAAGAAGACTTAGGAGTAATAAATTTTTCTCTCATTGGATTCTTTGGTGCCCAATGATAGGTATCAAAACCTTGTCCCTCTCTATCAAAAGCAAAATACATTACAGGTATTGGAATCATCCGATTGATTCCAATCCGCTCACCAATCGCATCTAATTGGCTCGCTCCTGCGGTAGTTAGCCAGAACTGTTCTGGTATGGAAGATAGGAAAGAAGAGATATCTACAAAGGGTTGACAGGTAGCGGCTACCATCGCCATATACTTTGGCATGGGTCGATGAAGAGAAGTTATTAACTTGGTATATTCCTCTACAGGAAGAGTTGACTTTGTACTTCCCCCAATATCACCAAGAGAAAATTCAGCAATAGACATAAATTCTCTTTTTATAATATGGTAATGGTAACTGAGTCTGGCGTACAAGTGGCCATTTCTGAATAAAGAATACCAACATCATCGGAAAAGAAAGATCCCCCTGATCTATTTATACTAAGCAAAGTAATAGTAAAACTTCTTCCTTCTGGAGATTGCATCAAAGAAGCGATTGCTTTAATCTGATAATAAATAACATCATCACCTATATCAAGATAGGTATTGATAAAGTTTGATACAGTTTCTTTAATCAAGGTTTCTGTCGCTGGAATATAACCAGGGCCTTTCCTTAATTGAATTTTAATAGCAATAGGAACGGTCGATAACTGTAAATATCGTATTGTTGTTGGGATTCCATAACGATCAGTATAAGTTCCTTCTATATACCCCTCATTTAAAGGATCCGCTACCAACTGACAACCCGGAGGTTTTGTTCTCCCTAGTGCTTTAATAATGGCAGTGCTATCTACACTAGAAGTAATCACACAAACACTATGAGGAGGAAGAGAACCTACCAGAGCCGAGGTATCATTCTCCAGAATCGTAGCATGTGCTGTTTCTGAACCACTGCCACTTACTGCCAATACTGCTGCTAACATGGATGCTTTTGTCGTAGTCGCCGCTAGACCATTCGATAGACGCATCCTATGCCGAAGGGCGGAATCCGTTTCTACAGGAGAACCAGGAAGGGCTGCGGTCGTATTACTAAAACTATCCCAACCACGAAACCGAGTATTCACCGTTCTAATACTACCAATATCTGCGGTAATCGCTCCTGGGGATTGTGCAGTAACGGTAACCGATTTTTCCCCACTACCTGGAATGGTAACAGAGGTAGGAAGATTCCATAAGTTACCAGATAGATCTTGTACAGTCCCTTCAGTGATCTCTAATCCAGGTTGACCAATAATCGTCCCAGTAGCAGTGGAGTGAGAAGGAGATAATCTTACGATTCCACTCTGTATCGCTAATGCAGAAAGATTCTCTCCTTGTGCATAGGTAGGCTGAGAGAAACGAAAGATACCCGCTGCCATCTGACCACAATCATAAATAGCTAAAGCAATGACAGACAACCATTGTCCATCTTGCGAGTCCGCCTCCAAGTACACATCTTCCCCATAGATAGCCCTAAAACTGGCCATGAGAGAAAGAAGAATCTCTGCATAGGTCTTAGTCACTATGCCACTTGATTCTATCGTAGGGGCTAAAGTAGGTAAGGGAGAAGAGGCCATCTATTAAAGAACCTTCTGTAATGTATATTTCCCATAACGGGTATTTACCGAACAGAATACCATAGCTTGACTAGAATCCACTAGAACAGTGCTATAAAAGTGATCAATATCAATCACCCCCTTGGTTCGTAAGATGGTCTCTTGCACAGAAAGATAGTAAGAATCTAATTTACTCTTACCTAATAGTTTTTTTGAATAAGGAACCCCAAGAGTGGTATCTAAGAACCATTCCCCCTCAAGAAGTCCTAGTTTTGTATGGATAGCCTGACCCACAACCATAGGTTCGTCTTGGAAAAAGTTATTCTTTCCTTGACCAATCGTATAATCTCCTTGGTCATCTAGTTTTCTATACCGCATTAGGAACCCCCGTAGTTCCCCCTGGTGAAGGGTGGGTATGCGTAAGCAATGAGACACCATGAGACAGTGCGGTTTCAGCCAATCCGGTAATCTTTCCTGATACGATCAAATCCCCAGTTATTCTAACTTTATCTGCTTGAATAGCAATCTCTTTAGAAGTAGGGTCAAGAGAAATATGAACCTGTCCATCCTCACTTCTCAGTTCTACTGCGGTAGCATGTAGGTTCGAAACAATCTTTGGTTTTGATCGAACGCCAGCAATGACAAAACCATCAGATAAATTGTGCATACGGAAAAAAGGTGGAGGTGATTCTTTCCCACTGGTCCACCAACCATCCATACACCTTGACGAGAAGATCACTAAACATTCATCCCCTGGTGCTAAAGGAAAACTTAGAATACATTTTCCACCCGATGGGAATACTACGGGACAATCAAGTAATGGAGGAATAGATAACCACGCCTTCGTACCATCTAGGGAAGAAGAAACCTGAGCCTGAATGGCTACCTGTACCGTACAGGTCATTTGTGATGGCTCATAGGCTACCAAGATTCCTGGTACCGCTGTCCAAATCTCAGACTGTACCCCCTGTTGGGTGGCAAGAAGTACGGCATGAAGAGAATCTAAGCGTTCGGTACGGTCCATTAAGCAGCAATTACCTGATTGGCAGGGGAAACAGAAAGGGCAATACAGTTACTATACCAAGGATTACCTCGCGTATCTCCTTCATGTTCTACGGAGAATAGCATATATTTACCATCTACATTCATAAAAGCATTTTCATAACTTCCTGCCCACTGATTATACATTCCTGTATAAGAACTATACCCTGATTCAAAAAGCTGATTCACGTCCTGATTATTAATCTTTATCATTCCACCAATCATAAGTTCACTATTCAATAAGCATTTGAATCGTATACCATCTGCCGTTTGCTCTGGAATTCCAATTAATCCTGTTTGTGCATTAATCTCTACAAAATTGGTATCTTCTACTTGGTTCTTCGATACAATACTCACTGTTCCATTCTGAATGGACCAAGTTGCACCTAATGAAAATGCCATATGTCGTAATTGGACTCTTGACATTCCAAAAGATACTACTCCACGAGGAGTAGTGAAATGAGTGGGGTCTGTATCTATTTTATATACAGGAGAGGGACTGTCTGGTTGAATATTCTTTACTATATCTTCTACTATATCATTCATATTCGTGCCTTTCTCATAACTCTTATTGGTAAAAGAGTTATATAAAAAGTCACCATCCGCTGCTAATATATCAAGATAAGTAGTGGTAGGGCTTTCTCTACCTACACGATACTGTTTAATCTGTCCTGTGAAGATTACTCCAAAAGATCCATTCTCATAACCAACATTCAAAGTGACATTCGAGAATTCTCCATAAGAAGACTGTAATGGAGCATTATTATTCCATATCCCATCCTTGACGGCTCCTCCTTTTGAAATATCTTTTGCACCAATGATATTGGCTATTGTTTCTTTAGATAGATTATATACCCTAGCCTCTAAAGTATTAGGACTTTCCTCACTCGCATTCCGTACAGAGAATGTGATCCGAAGATCGGAAAGATCGATACCTTCTTCCTTATTGTGAACAATAAGAAGAATCTTACGAATCCACTGATTATTCATTTATCATCCAGAAAGTAAAGTTTTCCAGTACGACCTAATGAAGAATAATCAATAGGATCTCCTTGTGTTCCTAGATTCTTTGCAAAAAGATGACCTCCTATCCCAAGATATTCATAGGGTTCAAGAAGATCATAATCAGTAACCATAGGAATATTACTTAACACCCATACCCCCCTATCATTCATAATAGATATCATCCAAGTGGAGATTGGAGTACACCATGATAAAGAAAGAGAATAATATTGGCTACCTAATCGAATAGTAATACGTTGCGG